TTGATTTAGTTTCTAAATACTTACGAAGATCTTCCCGTTTTTGAAAGGAAGGATTTGTACTGTTCCAACGAATTAAACCTGCTACTTGGTCTTGGTTAAAAGCTACAGCAAATGCGTTTTGACGGTCTTGTGTGAGTTCTTTTTCTTGCAGTGCTCGTCTGTCTTTAAGAAAAAGGTTACGACGGTTACTGACCAATTCGTCTAGTTTCGCGTAGACACCAGCACCTGCAAGAACTTCAGGACGTGCTTGACCTACAAAGTTGACCTCCATAAACTCACGCTTTGCTTCAGTCAAGAAAGCGTCAAAGTCAGTGATAGGTGCGTTTTGTTCTAGCTCTTTAGCACGGATCTTTTGTTCAAGAAACTCCGGAAATTTGTTTAGGCTGTTTTGAAATAACTGTTTATGCTGTACCCAACGTTTTGTGTTCCGGTTTTGGTAGACCGCAAACATGCCATCAATAAGGCTAGTGTCAGCATCAGGTCCAAACATTTCTTGGACACTGTCTTGTGCAGCAAACTCTGAACGTGTTAGATTGTCGTCCATTTTTTGGTACGACACCATTTGATCATAAGTTACACCAGTCCTTGAAATGACGTCATGAGCAGCAGCAACCTTTTTCTCCTCTTGCTCCTGCATGTAGTCACCAAGCATACTAAAAGCAGTTTGGCTAAAAGCACTAATGTTGGCTAGATCAGTTTGTCTTGACTTGTTTTCAGCATCCAGATTATCCATCTGAATTTTGTAGTCACGATCCAACGCATCCTTATAGGATTGCCGTTGCAATGACTGCATTCGGTAGTTGGTTTCGCGGTTAGCGTCTTCAGCAGAGTTGACTAGGCGTTGTGCACGCAAGTAAATCTGTTCGTTTTCTTTTGCGAATTCACGAGCACGTTGTACACCACGAACTTGTTTTTCTGTTTGTCGCTCAATCTTAGCCGTTTGGTCTGGAACCCGAATTTGGAATTCACTAAAACTTCCTGGCTTAGAATATGTCTTATAATTTTTAGGCATAGTTGAAAGTTTTTATCCGAATCCAGCAACTGTAGAAGCAATTTGCAAGCTATTACGGAAGAAAGCACCGGCCAAGTTAGCTTGATAAGGAATGCTCTTCATTGGTTTAGGACCTTGCTTCGGCTTGTAAATGTCTTGGTATTGTGGGAACGGCAGTGCAAGTGGTTTAGGCAGCGGTGGTGAGATTTGTGGTTTCAGCATAATGTTAGCCTCAGCGTCTATGTCAGCCTGCAACCTTTGCATTGCAATTTGACGTCGGTTTAAACTGTCAGCAGCGACTAGGTTGTTTTCACTCAATTCAAGTGCAAGATTGTCCTGCATATTTTGCTGACGTGCAACCAAAAGGTCCATATCAACCTGCCCTGTATCCATCATCAGTTCATTGACAATGTCACTCTCTACAGCGTTAGCTTCAGCTTGAATAGCATTAAGACTTTTAGCAGCAGCCCGTCCAGCTTGACCACGTGCAGCAGCTTGACCTTTAGCTTTGAGAGCAGAGATACCAGCTGTACGCAGTTGAGAAGTAGCCCCTGCTTTAAGTTTTTTCTTTTTGAGCATCAGACCATGTGCCTGAGTTGTGTAGTTAAGAAGAGTCTCTTGACCACTTAGCTCTAGCTCAATCTGCTGCTCCATCAAATTACGGTCTGCCTGAAGATTAGCAAACTCACTAGCAATAAAATTAAAACCTTTTTGTTGAACAGCTTGCTCAACGGATTGGTTGTAAGACCGCATATCTTGAGAAAACTCAAAATCACGGATTGCCATTGAAGTATTCCAATCCTGCTGACGGCTGTTGGCTTGGAATTGAAGATCGCGCCTCAGATTTTTTTTAGAAATCTTTTGCCCTTTTACTTCGTACTCAAACCTACGCTCTAGCTCGTCACCTTCATATGCATAGACCTCTTTGTTATATTTATTAGTTTCATCTGCTACTTTTTTTGCGTGTGCGTTTTGTGTAGATGCACCACCTGTAAAAATGTCGCCAATAGCCTTAAATATATTTAACTCTAAACCAGACTCTTCAAGCTGTTGATCCAGTATATTTTGTTTTGGGTTAAACATCAAGCCCTCCTATAGAATCGCGGTGTATATTGTCCTTCCCACATCATCGCATTAACGGCAACTGGAAAAGGTGAGTTATTGAACATTTTTAGTCTAAAGTTTTCAGTGCGTTGATGGATGGGGATAGTAAATACAGTTTCGTTATTAAGAGGTACGTCGTTAGCAAGATACTGGTTTGCTTCTGCTACAGGTTGAATGTCAAACCATTCATCAATGTAAAACTTGATAGCAGCGTTGTTAGCGGGTGCTGTGGTTAAGACAATAGTTGTGTCGTTAGTAAAGGTAAAACCCGTCTCATTGACACCGTTGACACTGACTTTGACATCAGACCTGTCAGCAAACTTTAGATCACGTTTGTTAAAGGTATAGGTAGTCGTAGAACCATCACCAATAAACTCAACATTATATGGCAATCTGCCTTGTTGTTTAACTTTGAAACTCATCATACCTGACAAACCAATTGCAAACTTCATACGTGCAATAGTAAGATTAGCTGTAAAATCTGTAATTCTATTGTCAGGTCGGTAGTATGTACGAGGTAGCTCTACATCAAAATTATACTTAAATCCAACAATAACATCACCAGCAACGTCTAGAGCGTCTTCACCAGATGCTGTCAAATTTTTGTTGGGAATAATAAAGAAAGTTTCAGTGCTGGGGGAGTTCGGACCATTTGTATCAGACGCACGTTCAGGTGTAAGGGTGAAGCCTGACTCGACAAATGTACCACTACTTGTATCGCCTTTAATTACAATGATAGGTGTCAAAGACGAAACGTCATTGTACGGTATGTAACATTTAGTTTGGTCATTGACAGAATCATAAACAACTGCATTAGATGCAATGTTTTTGTACAGGTCAATAGAAGGGTTGACCTTTTCACCTTCGTTGTTGACGATAATAGCTTGTTCAGGACTTTGGCTAAGTGCAGCTTTGAGCAGTGTAAACTGGTTACCCTGTTTAGTCACTGCGTACATAATGTCAGAATCAGGTGCAAGGAACTGAACAGTACCTGGCATTAACCAACTGACCCACGATTGCATTAGGTTGGTTTGCCCATCGTTGTAGTAACGGAACAGAAACACTTCATTAAGGCTTTGACCACTTAAAGCAATCAAAGAGTTTTGAGGACTAGAAACCATCAAATCAATGCTTGGTGAAATCCATTCTTTTACGACACGAGAAGTGTCCAAAACTTGTGGGTTTTCTTGCTGACCACGTGTAACCATGCTGAACACACGGCTATAACCAGGTGTCTTGCTGACAAAGTTGATGTTACTACCAACGTCCACAGGATGTATATTACGATCCATCTGGTAGTTAGAAAGCGTTCTAATTGTTGCCAATCCAGGTGTCAACACACCGGTATCAGAAAACAAAATAAATTGTTGATTCTCACTAAACAACACAACACCCTGAGCTGTAGGAATTACAGCACTTAGCGACGTAGGTCGAATAGAAGAACAACTAATGTCAATAGGGTCAGAATCAATAACAGTCTGAGCGGTGGTAAAAAAGAAGTTATAAAAATCACCTGATCGACTTAGAATGACATTGTCACCAGAAATAAAGCCAAGGCGATTGTTATGAAAGAACCCACCTGTAATTTTATTAGCTACAAAACTAGGCTGTGAATTAGTTTCGTCGTCACCTACTTGCCTGTCAACATAGTTAATTTCTCTGAATATAAACGTGTTAGTAGCTGTGTTGACAAGTTCATGTGGCATTGTGGAATTGTCAAGTCCAATTGAAACTGTTGGATTGATTGTCTCTTCCCAAAACCCTTCACCGCCAACACCATTGTGTGCTACAAATTTCACCCAATAGTCAGCATCATTTGCACCAGTCAGTACAACTTTAATAATTCTTCCATGCCTAGATTGGACAGGAAGGTCACTAATGTTTGTAACCTTATCTTCTATTGCTACTAAGTCAAGGTTATTAATACCGCCTTCTGCATGAATGTCCATGTCAGCAGTGTGGACAAGCTCTAGCTCGTTTGCAAATTTAGTAACAGTAATACCAGCATGGCTGCCAGTCATTGATTCGATGTCTGACTTAATTGCATTGAGAACTTCAGTGGAATCACTAGAACTACTTGCAGTAAATGTTGCTGTTTGCGTAGAACCACTAACAGTGATGTCAACTGTATAAACAGCGCCGTTTATAACAGTACCAAGCACCAGAGACACTGACCTATGTGAATTATAGGATGAGTCAGAAACAGCAGTGTCAGCAATTACGTTGTCTTTGCTGTTAATAATAATACTGGTGTCCTGGACAGTAATGATTTCATAATTATCTTTAGTTCCGTCTAGGTATCCAGTGCCGTTAGGAAACGTGACTGTAGCTGCAGTACCAGTTAATGCGTTCCAAATGTCAATGTTAGTACCTTTGATTACACCAATGTACTCTTCATCGTCGTCACGTTTAATGTAAAACCATTTACCACCATCGTATGTAGTACCAGTACCTAGGTTAAGAATGTGCTCAAAACCAGGTCGCTTAGTTAATCCATATGTAGCATCAGGAAATCCGTTGTAGCACTCACGGACTTGACCTGGCAGCATTTTATTATCTGATTGTTTGGACACGCCACCAAGGTAGGTTCCGATCCGCTGAGTGACTGATGCCATTTATCGATAAAGTGCGTTGTAAGGTTGATAGCTTTGGTAACGATTGGTTTCTCCAGAATGTCCAAAGAACGTATAGTCACCTTGATTGCATTCATATTCCATAGCCATAGCCCTGGTAAATGCTTCTTTTTGTTGAAGGATTTGATATTGATTTGCGTCACCAACAATTCGACTTGACGTAATAGATGCAGCACGTGCAGTAATAAAATCTGCAATAGGTTTAGGCAGATCTACCCAATCAAATAGCCAAACAATGTCACACTCAATGTCTTTCGTAAATGTGTATGTGTGATGTGCCTTGTCGTATAGCTTACCGCTACGACGAATAACGTCAAGTTCTACGTTGGCTGCGTTAGTGGTTGTATCAATCTGCAGAATATTATTGGGAATGGCAATTTCGTTGTCATTATTACGAGTCATTTTATAATGACCCTCTTTGTTAAATGTCCATCCCTCCGCCTGTACTTCCCGTGAGACTTCAAGCAAAGTCTGATAGGCAATCGCAACGTCCGGGTTGGTTTGATCTAGGGTAGTCACAGGCGCTTGACCACATGACTGCAGAATTTGATTCACAGCGGAAAGTTCTTGCTGCGAGTTAGTGGTAGGAAAAGCCATATAAAAATAAAAAAAGGGACCCCGAAGGATCCCTGTATAAGTTGATTTAAATAATCAGAATGCAGTAGGTGCAGAAGCGGTACCAGCGTACAGCTCCACAGCACATGCAGGGTTCAGGTAGTCAGAGCCCATGGCAAGACGACCCAGGATCACGTCACCTTGGTAGACCACGGAGACGTCACCACTG